ATCGCCAAGAAGAAGAATGACGAACCGAAAGTAGAGGTCTGAGAACATGGCAATCTTCGCGTACAAGGATGTGAGCATCGTGATCAACTCGGTCGATCTCAGCGATCGTGCCGCTGGCTGTGTGCTGAATTATGAGGTCGAGGCGCAAGATGCGACCGTGTTCGGTGGCAATCGAGTTTCGGTCGCAGGCATCCAGAATAATTCTCTCGAAATCACCTTCTACCAAGACTTCGCCGCAGGCGAGGTCGAGGCGACGATCTTCCCTCTCGTCGGCACGACGACGACCGTGGTGGTGAAGCCTGCCTCTTCGGCGGTCTCTTCGACTAACCCAAGTTTCACTCTGACCGGAGCCTATCTCGCGTCGCATACTCCGATCAACGCCACAGAAGTCGGATCGACTGCGCCATTCACGCTCACCTTCTCAGGCGGCACATTGACGAAGGCGACTTCCTGATTTCATCAAGTGATTAGAAGGGATCGATCATGAAGATCGAATTGCGAGTGAAATACATCGATGGCAAGACCGAAGAGGTCGATGCCATCTTCATCGATTTCATTTCTTATGAACGAGAACGCAAGAAATCAGTCGTACAATTCGACAAGAATCTGACGCTGACCGATCTGGCGTGGCTGGCTTGGCATGCGGTGAAGCGGAACGGCAAGACTGATCTCGGCTTCGACCCGGCATGGCTGGCGATTGTCGAGACCGTCGAAGTGAGAGACGATCCTGCGCCAGACCCTACCTAGGGTCTCGCGAGAGCGCGCATCACAAGATCGCCGCCCTCTCTGTCGAGACCGGAATCGCACCCTCCGTACTCTTGGCTGAATCACCAGAGATGATCGACGCGATCATCAATTACCTGAATTATCGGGCAGAAGAAATTCGGAGACGCTCGAAGAGGTAGCATCGTGCGTCATGACGAATGTTCGCATCGATACTTCGGATCTGGCGAGAGCCGGGAAGTATCTGAAACAGACCGAGCCTGATCTCTACAAGCAGATCGCCTCTCAATTGGGAGAGGGCGGTCGGGTCATCGCAGCGAATGTCGCCTACAACATCAAGAAGCCTCGACTGACGAGATGGCACGCCGATGGCAGGCAAGGTCCATCGAGATTGCCCGGCTTCCACATCGGTCGGGCTCAGGCTGGCGTGAAACCTCTCGTCGCGCCGACCGGACGGCGGCGAGGGCAGACGATCAGCATTCTTCGCATACAGCAGATGGATGGCGGCGGCGCGGTTCTCGATTCGGCAGGCAACGCGAAGCAGTCGCAATTCTCGATCAATCTCGATGCCTATTCTTCCATCAAGGCAGGAGTCGGCAAGATTCGTTCGCGCAACATCTACAAGGGCACGAAGAACGCTATGCCGATGGTCGAGGATCAGATCGCGCAGGCGATCGCGCTGACTGAATCGAAGATCTCGGATGCGATCATGAGCGGATTCTGAGCCATGGCACTCGGCGTAAACATCGTCTCGGAATTCGATGCCAAGGGCATCAAGAAGGCGATCTCTGATTTCCAGAAGTTGGAAGGCGTCGGGCAGAAATCGACATTCGGCTTGCGAACCCTCGATTCCGCAGTCTCGAATGGGCTGGCGAATGTCGCCAAATACGGCGGCATCGCCATCGCCGGGCTCGGCGCGGTCGGCGGCTATCTGTTGCGAGGCGCAGAATTCGCGAAGCAGGCAGACGATCGACTCGTCGCCGTCGCAGAATCGATGAAGATCTTCGGATCGAATGCCGACATCGTCGCCCAAAGATTACAGAAATTGGGAGATGCCCAAGAATACGAATTGGGAGTGACGGCTGAGACCATCAAGGCGACGCAGGCGAAACTTCTCACCTTCGGGCAATTGGCTAAGACGGCGAATGAGGTCGGCGGCGCATTCGACCGGGCAACCGTCGCGGCGATCGATCTTGGTGCGGCTGGCTTCGGTGAAGCATCCCAGAATGCGATCCAATTGGGCAAGGCTCTACAAGATCCGATCAAGGGCATCACGGCTCTCGCCCGGTCTGGCGTGACCTTCACCGATGCCGAGAAGGCGAAGATCAGAACTCTCGTCGAATCGAACAAGATGTTGGAGGCGCAAGACACGCTGCTGAAGGCAGTCGAAACTCAGGTCGGTGGCACGGCGAAGGCGACCACGACCGATTCATTCAGGATCGCCTCGGCGTTCGGGCATGTGAGAGATGAGATCGGCACGCTGTTGATGCCTACCGTCGAGAAACTCGCGAATTTCATGGTCGGAACGGTCGTGCCGTTCGCGACCAAGGCAGGGCAGGAGTTCGGCGAGAAGGGATTCGGCGGCGGCATGAAATTCCTGATCGGTGAGATGGATAAGTTCATCACAGGCGGCGGCAAGGTGACGACGATCATCACCTCGATCATCGCCGCTATCGTCGCGCTGAAACTCGTCACGATCGCGGCGACGATTTCGCAGACCCTGTTCAACACGGCTCTGCTCGCCAATCCGATCGGCATCGCCGTCGCCGCCCTCATCGCATTCGGGGTCGCGGTGGCGGCGGCATACATCAGATTCGAGGGCTTCCGCAAGATCGTGAATACGGTCGTGAATGCGATCATCGGCTACTTCGAGTTCATGACCAACATGTGGATCAAGGCGATCAATCTCGTCATCAAGGGCGTGAATCTCTTCGGCGGCATCTTGCGAGCAGTCGGGATCAACATCCCGAAACTCGGGCAGATCGGAGAGGTGGCATTCGGTCGCATCGGTAATGCGGCGGCTAAGACCGTCGCGAAGGTCAAGGATGTATCGCAGGCGATCATGGAGGCGAAGAACATCGAGCGCAGACTCGAAGGCATGAAGCCGGGCGATACCGGGGCTGGCGGCGACGACGATGATTTCGTCGGTTCTGGTGGTGGTGGCAAGACGGTCGAGACGGCGAGAGAGAAATTGACGAAGTATCTCGATGCGATCAAGGCTGTCTCGAAGGCTCAGAAGGATCTCCGTGAATCATCGAAGGGAGTCGTCGAGGCGCAGAAGAAACTCGGTGAGGCGAATCGTGCCGTGACGCTGGCACAGCAGAAATTCGCGATCGTCACGAAGGGATACCCTCGCGACTCGAAGGAGGCGCAGGCGGCGATCAGGGCGACGGCTGATGCGACTCGCGATCTTCGCAAGGCGACCCGAGAGCAGACGGATTCGGTGGCGAATCTGAGGGCGGCAGAGAAGGCTCTCGCAGATCTTCGTGATCGCAAGGCGAATCCTCGCGATGTTGCCGATGCCGAACGGAAATTGACCCGGTCGAAATTCGATGTCGAAGAAGCCGCATTCTCTCTCGGTGAGACCGAACGCGAATTGGCTGAGATGCGGAAGGATCCGAACATCGATCCTGTCGAATTGCGTCGCAAGGAGATCGAATACGAAGAGGCGAAGTTCAGGGTCGTCGAGGCGACCGATGCGGTGGGTGATGCCGAAGCCCAATTGGCGGCTGTTCGCGATGTCTCCCCCAAGGCAGAAGAGTTGGCGGCGGCTGAGCGAACTCTCGAAGATGCCAAGATCGCCGTCGAAGATGCGACTCTCGCCGTCGCCGATGCGACGATCAAGCAGGCGGTCGCACAGGCGATCGAAAGCGAGATTCTGAATGGCGCGAAGGAAGGTAGCGAGGCTTACGAGGCTGCTCTGAAAGATCTGAATGATGCGAAAGAATCGCAGAGGCAGGCGATCGACGCCGTCTCTGATGCGCTCTATCGGGAAGCAGAGGCGATCGAAGCGGTGAGAGAAGCAGAGAAGAAATTGGCTGAGCAGAGGAAGAACACGCCTGCCGACATCATCTCGAAGGCTGAGACCCGGTTCGCGGCGATGCCGACGCAGAATGTCGCGTCAGTCGGATCCGGCTCTGGCGGTGCGACGGTGGTGAATAATCTCACGGTCAATGCCGGGCTCGGCACGAATCCGGCAGAGTTGCGGCAAGAGATCGTCGATCTGCTCGACGAGTACACTCGCTACAACGGACCTCTGGGCAATTGGATCGCGGTCTGAAATCTCATCATGGCGACGACGATGCCGTGGGGCGAGACGATCACCGTCTTGATGGAATTGGGATTCCCGGTCAATCCCTTCACTCTCGATGATGAGACTCTCGGCGCGCTTGACGGCGAGGGCTATCTCGACGGCACGATCCTCGGCGATGATGTCTCGCCCTACTGCCAGAACATTTCGATCGGCAGAGGGCGCACAGATCCATTCGCGACGATGCCAGCCGGGCAAGCCACCATCACACTCTTCGATACCAACCGAAGATTCGATCCGACGAACGAAGATTCGCCGTATTGGGATCCCACCAATAACAGATCTGGTGTACAGCCTCGTCGCAAGGTGACGATCAAGAGCGGCTCGACGACGATCTTCGTCGGCACGATCCTCGACATCGATCTCTCTTATCAGCACGGCAATAACTCCGATCTCTCGCAGACGACGATCTCCGTAATCGACGACTTCTCTCTTCTCGGGCAAGCCGCCACCGAGGATGCCCAAACCCCGGTCGAAGAATTGTCGTCAGCCCGACTCCAATACCTCCTCGATCTGCCAGAGGTGGCATGGTCAGGCTCGACCTCGATCGAGACCGGGGTCATCAGCCTCGGCGCATACCCTATCGACGCAGGAACGAATGCCCTCGACTACGCATCCCAGATCGCGGTCGCCGAGCAGGGCTTCTTCTTCATCGATCGAGAAGGCACGCTCACCTTCACCAAGAAGACCACGAACACATTCCCCGCCGGGGTCGTCGCAGAATTCTCGGATGATTCTGGATCAGACATCAAGTTCTCGTCTCTCAGCGTCTCCTATGGGCAAGAGAATTTCTACAACAAGGTCATCGCATCAAGAGAAGGAGGCTCGCCGCAGACGGCAGACGATGCCGACTCTCAGACCGAATTCGGCATCAAGACCCTTGATCTCAACAATCTCCTCGTCGATGCCGACTCGACCGCCCTATCGATAGCCGAAGGCATCAGAGATCGCTACGGCGAACCGACCTACCGATTCGATGCCCTCGGTCTGATCGTCTCGGCGCAAGATTCGGCGACAAGGCTGACCCTCGCAGAATTGGATCTCGCCGACATCATCAAGATCGAACGCAATTATCAGACCGGGTCGCCAGCCCAGATCGTGAAATACCAGCAGATCGAACGCATGAATCGGGTGATCACGCCCTCGAATCATCGCCTCGAATTGACCCTCTCTGATGCCGCCCTCGTCTATGAATTGATCCTCGACGACGCAGAATTCGGGCTGATGGATTCGACGAATGCCCTCGTCTAGGTGTTAGTCTGTCGTCATGCCCGGCGCAGGAACAAGGCTATTCGCAAGCGGCGAAGTATTGACCGCGAACAATGTGAATTCGTATCTCATGGATCAGACGATCATGCGATTCGCGACAACGGCGGCGAGAGATGCCGCATTCGGCGGCTCAGGAGAGCCGACCCTAGCCGAAGGCATGTTCTGCTACATCGACGCAGACGACTCCCTCTACTTCTATTCGGGCTCGTCTTGGTCGAAGTATGGCATCGTGAATGACTCCGATCAACTCGTTCTAGCGGCATCCCTCTTCTCATAAGGAGAATTCATGGCAACATACAGCAAGATCCATCTCTCAGGCTCGACAGATGGGAGACTCATCAAGGTGGCGCAGACGGCGACTGCTGGAACGACGATCCATACCGGATCTTCGACCGCCACGACCTACGACGAGATCTGGCTCTACGCAGTCAATTCAGACACCACCGATCGGAAACTGACGATCGAATTCGGCGGCACATCATCACCAGATGATCTCATCGAGCAGACCATTACCGCCGAATCGGGTCTGCTTCTCGTCGTGCCGGGTCTCGTGATCAAGGGCAACGCGACTGCGCTCGTCGTGCGTGCGTTCGCCGCGACATCGAATGTTGTGATGGTCGGCGGTTACGTGAACCGCATCACCGCATAGGCGGCGACTGATGCGTTTCGGTGAGCGCACTCGTTCAGGTACTTCGGTA